TGTCTTCTGAGTTGTTGAATACTCCGTAAGAAGTACCACCAGCTCCGTAAGAGTTCATTGAAGCTAGCATGTCATCAATAGCTAAGCTAGTTGATCTATCAACAAATAACATGTTTTCTTCAATAGCACCGTTTTGATCGAATACAGCTAGTATAGCGTCAAACTCAGCTAAATCAGTAGCAGCATTAACACCAGTTACACCAGTAGTTTGGTGACCTCTGTTTTCAATAGCTTGGAATAAACCTTCAGTACCATCTTGAAGAGCACCTCCGTCAGTACCACCAATTGCACCAGCACCATCTACAGCAGTTTCAGCTTCTAACATAGTCATTTCTAAGTAATCAGTAAAACGAGCTCTAGTATCACCTTCAGCTTTTAAGTACCATAGGTAACCATTTTGACCTTCTTCACCAGAAACTTCAATCCAACCAATTTGCGTAGTATCAGATCCAGACACTTCGTAGTAGTCTTTTAAGATAATATGCTTGTTAGAGTGAGACTTAAATTTAGGAGCGTTAGCAGCAGATCTACCATCAGTTCCTTTTTCAAATTCAGAACCAATAACTAATACTCTAACTAACTCAGAAGTAGTAGCAGTAGAACCTAAAGCTGTAGCCATGTTAGCAGCGCCATAAGCGATAACTTCAAACTCAGCACCATTATCACTATCAGGATCAACAGAAGATACATAACCTTTAGCTGTAGCATCAGCAACAGACATGATTACCATATCACCAACTCTTAAACCTGGAGTAGTTCCAACGTCGTTTCCATCAATATCATTTTCGATTTCGTACTTGTTGTTACCAGACACATATTTAGCTGTGTAAGCTAAATGTAATCTACCTTGCTCTGACCAGATTACTCTATCAGAAGTAGAAGCTTCTTCTGCTCCAACTTGAGCTAAGAAACCTGCGATTGTTCTCTTACCATAAACCTCAGCTTCTTTTTCCATAAGATCTGGTAAGTATTGTTGTGCCCAACCTTCAGTTGCAGCAGACGTAAAATCTACATAGTTAGACGACAACGTTTGTTTTCTAGGAGCAGCATCTATACCACTCGCACTTGTAATTGCCATTTTTTAATTTTTTTAAATTAGTTATTTATTTTTAATTTTAAACTTAAAAGTTGGAGAAGTATCATCGCTAAGCACTCTTACTTTAGGCCCGCTTGTGTTATCGTTTGAAAATGATTGCCTTGGATTCATACTTACGTTTTTAGCCTTAGCAACACTTTCTTTCATAGCATCAGCTTTACCTTGCTCATAAAAATGTTTAGCAATAGCGTCGGGATTCATAGCTGTAAATAGAGATTTGTGATAACCTTTAGCATCTGACATTTCATTATCTTTATTCAAGAACTTCTTGACAAAATTATTAATGTCGCTTTGAGTTTCTTTTACCTCATTAGCGTTCTTCACGTTAAACCGATATTTTTTATCACCGACGTTATATTCAAAACCTTTGAATTTATCGTTAAAAACTTGTTGAGTTTTTAATTTAAAAGTATTAGTTTGTTTGTCCGCTATTTTTTTGTTCTCTTCGCTTTCTTTGTTATACCTATTAAAAAAGTTAATTGCTTTCTGTTGCTCACTCGTGAGCTTTGAACCAGCTTTAACTTCTTCATAGTATTTAGACTTTTGCCCGTCTAAGTGGCTTTTAGCGCTGGCAACTTGCTCTTTTAGCGCTATTTTCTTTTTCTTTATATCTCTTTCGTTATCTTCTTCTTCGTCATAAGAAAAGTTTTCTTCAATTAAGAAAGTTATTTCATCATCTGTGAGATGTTTTTTTGTTTGCTTGTAATACTCTCTTAATACAGTCATATCGTCATAATTAGAATAATCTTGATTAAGACGAACGTAATCTTCTAATGTACCACCAGTTTCTTCCATAAAATCTACAACTTTTTGTAAATTTTCTGGTATTGCTTGTCCAGTTTCTTGAGCTTCTTCAATAGCTTCAGCTAATTCTTCTGTTTGCTCTTGAACTTCTTCTTCAGTAACCTCTTCTAAGGCTGGTTGCTCTTCTTGTGTTTCAGCTTCCGGTTGTACTTCTTCTTGTTTTTCTGTGGTGTCGGCATCTTCAACGAGCTCAACCACTCCGCTGTCGTCAGCGTTATCTTCTTTAACTTCTTCTGTGGTTTCATTTTCTTTATTTATTGGTTTACTTAAATCAACAACGTAATCGCCGTCTTCATTAATATTTGGTTTTTTAGTTTCTTCAACTGATTGTTCAGTTGCCTGTGTAGTTTCTTCAACTACGTTTTCTACGTTTTCTTCCATAATATAATATAATAATAATTAATAATTGTTATCTAGGATCAAATGCACCCATGTTAAAACCTCCTCCTAAGGTATCATTACCTGCGGACTCAAAGTTTTTAGGTGGTTTTTCATTTTTTCTTTGATCTATAAGCTCACTTTGTTGTGTAGCTTGTATTTTTGTTCTTTGATCTTTACGATCTTCTTTCATTTTATCTTTATTGCTAACAGCTTGGCCTCTTAATTGTTCTAGCCTCATATTCATTTCAAACTCAATCTGCATTAGTTCTTTTTTATGAGCAACTTCTTGTTGCATTTTTTGTGATTCAATTTGAGCTTTCATTTGCTCAAGCTGAGCTTCAGACTGTGATTTTATTTGAGACTTTTGCATTTCCATTTGAGCTGAAGCTTGTTGAGTTTGCATATTAGCCTGCGCTTGAGCTTGTATGTTTTGTTGTTGCATCATTTGATCTCTTTGCATTTTTTTAGCTCTACGTAATTTTAACAACTGATTAGCTAATTTAATATTTTTTATTTCTCTAAGATCAATAGCATCTTCAAGATCTATAGCTTGCTGTGCAACTGCAACTTGTATATTATTCTCAAGCATTGCTTTTTCTTCTTCATCAGGTGATAATTCTATAAATATACCAAAGTCATATAAATGCAGGCTTTGCATTTCTTTTAACGTAGCAACATTATGATTACCTATTTGCTGTATAAATGCATCTCTTGTTGGTGAATATTCTATAATATCAGATATTCTAAGTGATAAACACTTTGCTGTTTCTGAAGTTAAAAATAAACCAGCTTGTAGTATATGTCTTGTTGCAGTGTTACTATTTGCAGCTGCTAATTTTTGTACACCAACTAAAGCGTTTTTATCTGGCGTGCTGCCGTCTCTAGCTTCGTTAAGCCCGGTAACATCTCTAATCATTTGTAAATAATAATTGTAATTACCTATTAAAGCTTGCATTTTATTACCACCGCTACCACTTGTTATTTCTTGTATTGGCACTTTACCTGGGTTCATGTCACCTTCACTTGTAAATGATCTACCAATAACACTACCTGTTTGGAAGAACATATTTAAAGCTTCTTGTGGATTATAATTAGTACCATTACCTAAATCAACTTCAGCTAAACCATCAGCATCTAAATAAACACCATCTGGTACCATGCGTGATAATACTTGTTGTAGTTTTAAATGTGTAAGCTGTATCATATCGGCAAAACCAGTAATACGTTTTACTAATGACTCTATTCTACCTTTGTACATACGTGGCGCTACAATAGCATAGTTCATTTTTACTTTAGTAAAATCACTTTTTGGCCTCATCATATTTTTTGACATTTCCCACTTAAGTAATTTATCAGTACCTAATATTAAAGCACCTTCATATAAACACTCTATAGACCTGTGTAGTTTACCAAAGTTATCTGAGTCTTGAGGTGGATTAAAAGTATCATTTTTTTCCAATATTTTTTCAGCACCACTACCTGTTTCTTTTACTTTATAAACTTCATTCATATAAGTTTTATAATTAAAATATAAAACTTGAATTTTATTATTATCTTCTTCTCTTAAATTATAATTATTGCTATGGTAGTTAGACTGCTGATAACTTTTGTTTTTCATTATATCTTCTAACTGCTCTTGATCTAAATGTGGAAACTGTTTTATTAATTCGTTAACAGGTATGTTTTTAACTTCTCCAACATAATATATATCATCAAAATACGGTGATTCAGTATAAGAATAAACTAAGTCAGTAGGATCAACATAATCAACTGTTACACCTTCAGAAGTATTGAAGTTTGTTTTTACAGCGCCAATACCCAATACAGTAAGATCGTAGTAAAAACGTTTTTTAATTAGCTCGTAATCGTTACCTTCCATTAAAACATTAATAGCTTGTTCTTCTGCTATTTCTACAGCTTGTTTATAGTTAAGTGTCATATGAAGATCTAACTCTTCTTTTGAACCTGGTAGCTCTTCTTTTTTGTTTTCTCTTATATCTACACCAAAAGCTTGATCTGCAAACTCTGCTAATTCTTGAGTTCTCATATCTTTCAATATAGACTCCATGTAAGCCGTACGTTTAGCAACTCCAAAAGGATCTTGTGAAAAAGCTTTTATATCGTAAGTACGCTCAGCAATACCATTTACAACTATATCAACAAACTTAGGTATAATAGGAACTGGTGTCCAGTCTAAATTTAAATAAGATAAATCACCATTTATAGATAACTCATCTTTATATTTTTGTATTGATTGTTCGCCTCTTGCGTACAGCCTTAAATTGTGAAAATTATTATGATTTGTTCTATATCTATTTGAACCTCTATCTGTGTGAAACCACTCAGTCTCAATAGCTTTAGCTACTTTTAAACCATAATCATAGCTCATTTTTTCCAAATCACTTACGACTTGGCTTGGAAAATAATTATTTATAACAGACTCTGCCATATTTATTTATTAATTAATTTAGATGTATTACCTTGATTTGAATATTTAGCAATACTTATGTTTAGTTTTGGTTTTTCTACTGTAGCGTTTGGTTTGTATAAATGTCTATTGCAAGCCATTATTGCAAGACCAGAGCTTATAGAAGCATCATGTTTTGTTCTTTTGTTTATATCAAATTTAGCCCAGTCATTTAATAACTCATTAAAATAACAATTGCCAAATTGACCATTAGCGTTCATGCCTACATGATTTTGTATATACATTTCAATTGCGGCTGCATGCGCTTGTTTAATATCTTCGCTTGAGTTTGGTATACCACCTATTTCTTTTTCTGCAGTTGATAATTTATTCCAAACTTTATCAGGTCTATTCATACTAAAACCTCTATAACCACGTCTACGTAAATAATACAATAAACGAGGTTTGTTGTTTTCTGCAAGTAAAGGCATGCCATAAAATATTAATGCCATTAACACATCTTCAAAAAACATTTCTGCAGTTTGTGGTCTAGCTATATACTCTAAAAAAAATGTATTAGCCGGTGCGTCTTCCATGCTAAACTTAGTTAAGCCATGTAAAGCACCTTTTGAACCTTTACCATCTACAGTTCCTGATATATCATATGAGTCACAACCAAAAGCACCCATGTGCTCGTTACCAGGATATTTAATACCGTTTTTTAATAATATTCTATTTTGCATATGTGTTGGCGGTACCCAACTGACTTTAAACCTACCTTTTGGATCTGGATAAAATATAACGTTTGAATCTTTTATACCGTTAACCCATTGAAAATTACCTATTGAAATACCTAATGATCTAGACATTTCTTCGTTGTAATCTATTTGTTCGTATATTTTTACTAAATTAAATATACTGTTTTTTGTTTCATCTCTAAACGCGTGTTCTTCAGTTCTTGGAAACTGCCTATAAAACTCGTTTAATGCGTCTTGATCATTTTTTAAACCATCAGCTTCGTTTTGCCAATGATCTATTACACCTACATCTATTAACTCTCCTTGTGGATCGATGACATCATGATCTGGATTATTAAATACTGGGCTTCCGTATTCATCAATAAATCCTTCGTAGTTCCACTCCATTGGGATAAAAAGAGAATATAATCCAGACGCTGTTTGTCCATTTCTGTTTCGCTTAGTAACATCTGATGCATTGTATAATTTTTTGAAGTTATCTCCACCTTTATCAAGGGCGTTGGAAGTTGAACCCATCATACATTTACCTATAATTCTACTACCTAATCGTAAACATGTTTTTGTAACTCGCCAGTTGTTTAATATATTGTCAGGTCTTTCCCACTTACCGCTTTCATCGTGTACTAATAAAGCAAGCTTTTCTCCATCATAGCTGTTGTCACCTGTATTTTTCCAGTCAATAGTAGTATCAAGTCCAACCAAGTCTTCCTGCTGTTCGTTTGCAATAATCTTTTTACGCGTAAACTTACTTGCAGGAACCCTATAAGCAAGCTCAGACTTAGGTCTATCCATACCGTCTTGAATCGGTTTAAAAAAGAACGGGTAGTTAACTGATATTGGAACAACTTTGTCTGTAAACATTTTTTTAGCATCTGCACCTGTTTTAGAGAGTATACCAAACCTACTATCACTTGCTAATGTAGCTTGATTAACTGTTTCTGCTGAAGACATGAAAGAAAATCCAGACCTACGATTTTTAAGGTAGCACATCCCGTAACATCTTTTGTCGGCTTTGCAAGCTTCCCAGAATATATAAAATAGTCGATTTGCTTCTCTAAAATCAGGCGCACCTACATCTATTTTGCTCCATTGCAAGTACATATAATGTGTACCTGTTATATATGTTGGTGTACCGTTATTATTAAACCAGAAACCTTCTTCTCTTCGTTTAAACTCTTCGTCTATATAATCATACCACTTTGCTTTACTTTCATCTGGGTATGCTCTCCAGTCAAATATATTTTTAAGTCTTGCTAGTTCTTTTGGGTATTCAAATTGTTGCCACTTTTTTACTTCATTAGAGAACACTTGCACTGGCTTTTGTGGCAATGCAATTCGCAAATTTTGTATCTCAAGTATTTCACCGATTTTACCAGTTTTTGATATAACGATAATATCGTGTTCTTTATTATACCCATATTCCCATTTTTTACTTTTATTAAGCCTTTTAATTGTGTTAACTTTAATTGGCTCAATTATATTAACTAAGTTTTGTTCGTACATTATTTTGATCTACCTTCTGCAAATCCTTTAAATACTTTTATTTTATCTTCAGGCTCTTTGCCTTGTAATAAGTTTTCTTCTTCTTGGATTCTATTTAATATTTCAAATGCGTCAAATATAGCTAGTTTTTTTGTAGCAGCTGCATTTTTTAGTCTATCAGCAGATATGTCATCATCAGAGTCTACGATTGGTTCTTTAGCAACTTTGATTAATTCATCAACTGCTCTCTGCCCAGCCTGGATTATATTCTTCTTCGTCTCCTTGATATTCATATTTAATTGTAATAAATTTTGATAATAGTCTATATAATTTTTGTCCGTCTACAATAAACTCATATTCTGAGTTTGGCCTAAACCCTATTAAATCTCCTTCTTTAACAGTACCATCTGTATATTTTACAATACCCATTAATGGCTCTTCTTTATCTGCACTTATTTTATCTTTAGATTTTATAGGTGCAACAAAACAATATCCTTGCATTGCTTGCCACTTTCTGTTGTGATAATCAAATATGGCTTTTGGCTTATGTAAAAATATTTGCTCTGAACTAACTATATAATTATCTTCGTCAATATAACCTCTACTGTTTTTTTCTACACCTTTAATATTATGCCATCTTCTAAAAACATTATGATGTACAATTACAGTGTCACCAACTTTTATGTCAGTTCTACCTACAGTTGGTATTGCTTTTACTATAGCTTCTCTGTTAACATATTGATGGTTAAATATTTCAGTGTTTACTATTAGCTCTTTACCGCCTATATCTTTAGTATTGTTGTATCTTGATCTTACAGGCGTTACAACAAAGTTGTAAACCGCTTTCATTAATATTGTAAATTATATTCTACAGACACAGCCATGTTTTTATTAAAGTCTTTCCAAGGCAAAACATCTTTACCTTTTTTAATATAAACACTGTACTTATCGTCTTCTTCTAGTATATCACATAATCTCTCTCTCTCCCTTTCTCTT